CCTCAGAACGCGAACGACTTGGTTGTAGACGTTCATCCGTTGGTTCGCGATTGACTCCTGCATCCAGTGGTGAGCAGGCATCGGGGCGATCACTTCGCCGGGCTTGAGCGTGATCGGGTGCTGCGGCCTGCCGTCGCCGCGAGGGCCGGGGCCGGCGAAGTCGCGCGAGTAGCCCGGCCTGCCCGCAGGTTGACCCGCTCGCTCGCGCAGGCTTCCCATCAAGAAGTAGTAGCCGCGGCCGGCATTGGCGAACGCCTCGTCATTCATGCGGCCTGCCCTACGCATCATGCGTCCGTTGATCCTCTGGTGGACGTTGACGTAGGTCCGACGACCCTGGGTTCCTGGGCGCCGGGGTCCACTGCCGAACTCGATGAGAAAGCTGTGGTTCCCCGAACCACCCTTCTCGGAGGCGCCGCCGTTTCCCGTGCTTTTCGGGCCGACGACCGCGACTGCGACGACGCCGCCGCTCTTGTTCTCGTACCGCTTCTTCTTGGAATCGACCGACTTGGCGAGGTTGCCCGTCGCCATGTGGATCGAAGCCCGTCGCTTGTAGTCGTCGCCGATGATCTTGGCGCCGCTCTCGACGGCGTTGAATAGAACGGCGTCGCTCTCAAGTACCCCCACGAAGCCCTGGAGTTGCTGGGCAAGTTCCCTGATTCCGTTGACCCGAACGCCGACGAACCCCTCGGCCGTCTTCTTTGCGGTCAACCCGGAAGACAGGACTCTCGCGAAGGCGCCGTATCTGTTTCCGACAGCCATCACGTCACCTCCTTCGCCAGAATCTCATGGATCGCCCGAACCTCACGCTCGACGATGCTCGAAATCTCCATCACGCGGCCACGCCACACCATCCGCCATGTGTGTTCGATGCCGGGGTGGAACCGGATGCGGACCTTGTGGCTCACGATGGCGTTTGCCTGCATCGCCTGGAGGATTTCGCGGGACGAAAGGCCGAGGACGCTGGCCCATACCTCGGCGACGTCCTCCCACTCCAGATTCGCAGACCCCATGCCCGTCCGGTTCGTCGCCGGCTTCTGGAGAAGCACCCGCTCGCGCATCATGCCGGCATGGATCATCAGCCCACCCACAACGCCGTGTAGGAGCCCTGGCCGCTCACCGAGGCCACCGTGACCGTCGCCGTGACCGGCAGGACCGCCACGCGGCCCGCGGAGACGTCGATCGCCCCCGCGAGCCGCAGGGGCTGCGCACCCTCGTTCTTGACGACCAAAGTCGACAGTACCGTCGGGCCGGAGATCGAGATCGCCGATGTGCCCACGGTCGCTGATCCGATGTACTGAATGACGTTCGGCTCAATGAGGAAGTGGTCGGAGACGCTGTTGACGACGAACGTCGCCGTGCCAGCGTCGTGGCAGACGAGATCGACGTCGAGCTTTGACCGAAGTGTCATCGTAGTACCTAGTTTGCTACCTAATTCCAGCCCGCTACTACCTAAATACCCCCAGATCAGCCACGGCCAGCAGCGTGTCGAACGTCTTCGGAATCGTCCCGTAGGTGCCCGGCGCCACGATCTGCCGCGTGTCGTACCAATGTGCCACCAGCATCATGATCAAGTGCTTGTAGACAGGCGGCACGCTCGACCCGTCGTCGCCGAAGCCGGCGGTGTAGTTGACGACGACGCTGTTCTCGTCGCCGCGGACGCCGGGCCATGTGTCCGACCAGTTGGGATAGATGCGGCCGGGGACCGTGCGGGTGTCGACCCTGAAGTCTCCGGCCGCGCTGCTCTTGGTGGACATCAAGCCGTCCCCAAGGCGATAGCTCACAGTGACGTTGGCCGCCTGGAGCATCGGCCTGGGCAGGACAATCTGCCAGACCGGGAAGAGGTCGTAGGACGTCTCCCAGACGGTCGTGAGGAGGGTGATATCGAGGATGTCCTCGACGTACTGCCGCGCGACGGCGATCAACGCCTGGATGTAGGCGTCGTCGGCCTCAGTGTCGACGCGGGCCTGGACCTTCGCCTCGGCAAGCGACACCGGCTCGACCGCCGGCTGTGAGATGCGGACGAGGCTTCGGAATGGCGTGATCGTCGGGGTGGGCCGCTGCGGCGTCCCGAAGACGATGTAGTCCATGGGCTACTTCCTCTTGCCGGTTACGACCGGCTTTGGCCCCGGCTCGGGCGACGGGGCCGGCTCGTCCTTGACTTCCTCGATCATCCGCCGCCCGATCAACGACTCGCACATGCCCGCAGGCCAGTCAGGGAACACCTGACCGGCCTCGTAGCCGTCGAATCCCATGAGGATGCGAATCTTCATACCTGCCCCCAAGCCTTCTCTGGTGCCTTCTGGCCGTGCTTCCAATAGTCCGTCGTGTGCTGGAGAACCTTGCAGTCGGCCACCTGCCGCGACGGCCAAGTGATCATCAGTTCGGCGTGGCCGACGCTGACGTGCGTCGCCAGCCCCAGCTTGTGCCCGCTCTTGCGGAACTGCTTCCAGAATGCGATGTCGGCGTCCATGTGGCCGCCATCGAACGTGCCCTTCTCGTTGGCCGTCTCGACGAACCACGGCCGCGGCGTGGCCTTCAGGGCCGATGCCCGAAGGAACGTCAGGCCGAAGTGCGAGGTCTCCACCGGCTGCACCGGCTTCTTGAACCAGTCGTCGCCGACCTGCGTCTGCTCGTCCGGCGTTGAGCCCGCCAGGGCGAACATGACCGCGTTGGCCTCCCGCTTCACCTGAAGAGGGGCGATCGCGTCGACTCCGCTCCACATCGCGAGCGTGAGGAGGGCCTCGACGGTCTTCGCGCTGAAGATCGTGTCGTAGTCGATGGTCAGCACCCAGTCGGCGTCCTCGATGACCGACTCGATGGCCATCTGGAGGCTCTGACCCCAGTAGGCACCCGTCACTTTGACCGGCGAGATGCCGTGTGGCGCCAGGGCCGACGCCACGCAGAAGAAGTTGTCCGTGAAGCCCAGCCGCGGCATGGACATGACCGCGGCGACCTTCACTTCGGCTTCTGTGTTTCCGACGCGAACCAGCATTTTGACGCTCCAAGTAAGGAGCGGGCGCGCTTCCCTGCGCCTTGCCGGCCGTCAATGGCCGTCCCGCATGAGATCAGCCAACCACCCAACCGATGCAGCCAGCCTCGCTCGCGGTCGTCGGGGCGTTCTCGCCACGCGACAGACGAGCCGAGGCCACCATGTTGATCGAGGCCGACGGCGTGACCGTCAGCTTCAGGTAACGCCGCAGCGCCTTGGCATCGACGTCCAGCTTGTAGGCCACGGCGGTGACGGTCGTCGCCGTCGCGATCGTGAAGTCCGTTCCGCCGGTGAAACCGGGGACGGCGACGTAGGTCGAGTCGTCGCTGGACTGCTCGACCTTCAGGACCGAGGCGAAGGTCGTGGCCGCGTTGGCGGCCCGGATCGCCACGAAGCTGACTTGGTCGTACCCGAGGGTGTCGACGGTCAGGGTCACTGCCGAACTGCCGACCGAGGTCGGGACCGCGGCGACGATCTTTTCCATCTGCGTGTGGATCATAGCGCTGGTTGCTCCTGTGAGAGGTCTAGTGGGGTAGTTTCAGGCTCAAGACGCGGCGGTCTTGAGGGCGATCACGGGGCCGGCGATGTCGGTCCCGGCCGGGTCTTTCGTGCCGAGGGTGTGATGGACGATGTCGAACCGCATCGTGCCCTGGAGGAGCAACTGATCGGTCGTGGCGTAGACTTGGTCGTACATCCGCACCGAGAAGTCCCGGCGGCGAGCGTAGATCGAGGACAGCCCGAGGTTGCCGAACAGCACCTTGACCTGCGAGGGGTCGGAGCCGAGGGTGCTGTTCATGACGTGGACCTGCTCGACTGGGTAGCCGAGGAAGGTCTCGGTCACACCGCCGCCGAGGTCGGCCACGGTGTTGCCGCCCGAGGCGTAGCGGAGGCGAGCCATCGAGGCCGCGTAGCCGGCCGGGGAGATGTAGAACCGGGCGCCCTGGCGGGCGTACAGCGGGAGCTTGCCGATGAGCTTGAGGAAGTCGTCGATGGTCAGCGTCTCGAACGAGACGTGGCCGGCGATGGCGGTCTGGAGGGCCGCCGGGGAGGCGTTGCTCGCGAGCTTGTTGACGATCCCGAAGATGCCGCCGTAGGAGGAGCTTCCGTCTCCGATCCATCCGCAGCCGTCGATTTGAAATGCAAGCGAAGTAGCGAACTCCGCGGCGACTGCGTCTGCCATCGAGATCAGGCTGTCCTCGACAACCTCCGAAGACATCCGCGTGGAGACGGCGAGCTTCTTGGCGACCAACTGCACGTTGCTGTAGCTGGGCTGGCTCTCGGTGGAGGCGACGCCTTCGCCGATGAAGTAGGCCGTGGTGCCAGTCACCCGCTTCGGGATGATCATGGTGTCGCGGTTCATCGTCACCTTCTCGACGCTCGACGCGGCGAAGGTGCCGTAGGTCTCGACGAGCCGGATCACGCGAGCAGCGAACTCCTCGGGGACGAGGGCGCCACCGGCCGAGTTGGTGTTCTCACCGAGGGCACGGGCCTCGACGTTGTGGTCCTTGCACCACTGGATGTCGTCGGCGTTCTTGAAGACGTGGGCCTTGAGCCACCGGCCGCAGCGGTAGGCGGTCTCGACGTCCTCGGGGCGCTCGTTGAAGGCCCGAAGCTGGGTGTGATGGGGGACGTGAACGCCCCGAATCTCCAGGTCAGCGAGGGTCTTCTTGGCCCGAAGCTCCTTCGTCGCCGGCTCCTGCACGACAGGGGCGGCGGGAGCGGTCGCAGCAGCGGGAGCGGCCTGATCGATGGTCGAGCGAAGCTCGGCCTCGGCCTTGGCGATGTTGTCCTCGAAAGCGAGAAGCTGACGGATTTCGCCAGACTGCCCGACGAGCGTCTTGAGTTCCGCGTCCTGCTCGGGAGTGCGGTCAGTGAGGTTCGACAGCGCCCGCATCTGGTTCGCGACGGCGGCAGCGCGGT